CTTTAGATACGACTCTGCCACATCAAAACCGTGTAGAGTTAGATCATCACCTAACACACAGTATCTCAGTTTTTCTAGACAAGAATGCCCAGAGACAGCAAAGGCCCAACGAACAAGAAAGTGGTGAGAGATAGCCATTACTGGCCAGCTCGACAACAATCCCATAGGTTGTCCTACTCTATACCTTACGTATTTCGGAGATCCTTCACCGGGAAGTAAAAAATCTCTTCTCGTTGTGACCGACCACCACATCAACGCTTGTAATGGCGTTAATATGCGCAAAAAACATAGTACAAACATTTGGAATAATGCTGGCATTCTGTCAGTTGCGGCCGTTAAATCTATGGACGCAAGAGGAAGATTTTCCTCAGACATCTTTCTAATTAACGTACATGTTCGATCTTGATCAAAAGTACCATCCTGTTCAAGCTTTCGCAAGACAAAATTGCACCTTTGATGTACCGTTTTAAGTAATGTTTGAGATAGGATGTCTCCTATCGCAATCACCCTTGTCTTGCCTCCCTTATCGCTAAGGAAGACAAGCCTTGAATGAATAGCATCACTTCTACCTTTGCTACAAGAATCAACAAAGGCATCCTTAAGAGCTCGAATCGTTTCTCCCCTTTTAACATAGGGAAGGGTCAGATAAAACATTATCAATGTTAAACCTAACCAACTCTTACTCAGTATTCTTAGATCACTCAGATACTGTTGATAAGCTAAAGGACCGTTAGGACCAGCAGCTCCAGTAATGTGCCAATTCCACTCGGCACTCCATTCTTTACTAGGTAAGGAATGACGGAATGATAATCTGACAGCATGAAGAGATCTTAAATGATTTAAAGTTAAGATATCACGCAGTCTACCTTTAAATCTACTAGTTATAGTAGATACATCGTGAATGGGCTTCAGACGGAAAAGTCTGAACATGCATACGACGCTTATCCAATACACTCTCTTTGGGTAAGTGTTAGCATTATTGATCATGTAATTCAAGTAACGCTTGTACTGGTTGCTTAAAGGAATTACTTCTAAAGGACATCCCATAAGGTCTCGAATTAAACAGTTCGAGAATAGCTTTGCTCTTTTTAGACCGTGGTGACCCTCACAGGTCACCCATCTAAAATAGGTTCGGGCTATTTCTTTGGTGAAATCCAAGTCACGCACAGAAAGACATGCATGACAAGCGAAGAGA